CTGAAGCCCCCAAAGTCGGGCATCTTCGGAAGGCTGAAGTCCACCTTCTTGAACGCCCCACCGATCGACTCTCCCGCCTCGATGAGTTTGGTGGCCTGCGCAACCGCATCGGATATGGCCGAAGCCACCTTTTTGATGTAGTCCCACATGCCGCCGGAAGACGGAGCCTTGAAGTCGACCAGGTCCACCAGACCCTTGACGAAGTCCACGACCTTGCCGATGACTGACCCGATGACAACGCCACCCAGATGAATAACCTGGAAGAACAGCGTCAACGGCTTGGTTAGCAAACTGATCAGCTTTGCCAGCCACATCAGCGGTCGAGTAAGGAGTTCGATGGCTACAGATATGCCGTAGAGCGCGCCACCTGCACCCTTGCCGGTGTTGGGGAACGCAGCCTTCCACGCGTCGCCCACGGCCTTGAAGAGGGCCACGAACGGAGCAATGACGTTCTTGAACGCCTGAGCGATCTTGACTGCGCCGCCCATCTCTCGCCAGGTCTTGAGCGAGACCTCCAGGAAGGCGAAATATGCCTTGACTACTCCGCCTACCGCATTGCTGATGGAGGTCCACATCGAGGTGGCGTCTTCAAGCCCACCGAAGACCTGAGTGAAGACGTTGGCCCAACCGGAACCAATGCCTTCCTTGAGCGTGGACATGAACTGGCTGAACGTCTTGACCTGTGTGGCCGCAAGAAATGCCTTGTCGCCCAGCTCGCCGGCACCCTTGTTGTACTTGGACAGGGCGTCGTTCAGAACGTTGGTGGTTGCCCACTGTTCCTGCAGACTGTTCTTCCACTTGTTGGTGGAGTTGACCAGAACACCCGAGCGAGTAATATAGTCCTTGCCGTACTTGCGAAGCATGCCCATGGCTTCGGCCGACTTCAGGATCTCCTTCTTGAAACCCTGAGTACCCATGTTGGCGTTCTCGATCTGCATCCAGTCCTGGTACTGGATATAGCCCAGCGACATCGACTGAGAGAACGCGTACATCGACCGGCTTGCTTCCTCCGTGGAGGCACCGGCGTAGGCCGCCATGTTGGCGATACCTCGGATCGACTTGACCGCCTGGTCCAACGGAACACCCGCGTTCACGAACTTCGTGATCGAGGACGTCATGTCGCCGAAGGAGTAGATGGTTTCGTCCGAGTACTTGTTGAGCTCGGAGAGAACGCCCTTGACCTCGGTGGCGCTCTTACCCGTTGCGTTCTGAATGACGAGCTGCTTGGTGAGAAGCGCCTCGTACTCGTTGAAGCCCTGGCTGATCGGACCGAACGTCAGGGAGTTGATCATTCCCATTGCGCCGGCAGTAGCCTTGGACGAGATCGTACCAATCGCTGCGCCCACCGCGACCTGCATCTTGCTGGCCTTGATGGAGACGGAGTTCATGTCCTTCTCGAGGTTCAGAAGACCTCGGTTACCGCTGATCTTGCTGATCGAATCGTTGACTCGACTTAGCGCAGTTCTAGTGGCTTCGGCCGCAGCCTTGAATCGGTTGTTGTCGAAGACCATGCGTACTACGCGATTGTCTACAGAATTCACAGTCTCTGCACCTCCTCCCACACAGCGTTGGAGATCTCATCGAAGATCGGCTTCAAGGTGGGATTGATGTAATCCTCGCCCTCGACGTAAGCGCCGGTGCCGGTTCCGTGGCCATACTGGATGCCGATCGCCACGTTGTAGGAACCGTCTACGATGTTGTCGTTCGTCCACCAGATCTCGATCTGACTTCCATTTTGACGAATTTCGTAGCCCCATGAATCGGCGGTAATCCCGCTGTCTCTGGGTGTGGCCTGGGCCAGTTCTCGAACCCCACGTTGCGCCAATCTGTGGATCTTGGCCATCGGATTGAGATGAATGGCCCGATCCAAGAAGCGCATAGTGCTGTCGAAGTTGCCTTCGGAAGTTGTGCGGATCATACAACCCACGCGCTTCCGTTCCACTTGCGGACGATGACGACCTTCCATGTCCCAGAGGTCGGATCCCACATTCGGACGATGCCTTCGCCCCAAGCCGAACCGGTCCAGATCTTGACACCGCCAAGAGTCTGGATCTCCGCCGAAGCGCCAGACCAAGCACCGCTGCCTACTGCGTTGTTGGCTCGAGTTCGAGCTCGGTACTTTACGCCCGGTGCAAGCCCAGTCATGACTCGTGAAGAGCCGACGAACCCGTTGATCTGCTGTTCGACGGTTGCGAAGTTGTCTCGACTGATCTGAATGTCGTACGACGTCAGAGCCGATCCGCCGTTGTTCGGTGCGGCCCAGTCGACGGTGAATCCGCTCGAAGTCGGACTCATCACCGCAGGAGCAGCCTGCTGATCAGGAACCGTGGCGTTGGTGGTCTCGGACTTGGTCGAGGACCAGGAACCAGAACCAACCGAGTTGATCGCCCGCACGCGAGCGTAGTAGGTCGTCGCTCGGTTCAGACCCGTGACGTTCTTGTAGGAGCCACTGCCGACGTCGGCGTTGTAGACCAGGTTGGAGAAACCGGAGTCGGTGGCAACCTGCAACCAGAAGCTGCTGGGATCGGGACCAACGCCGTCGGTGTCGGGCCACTCCCAGTCGTAGTTGATCTGCGTCGAAGTCTTGTAGGTGACTACGAGATTCTTCGGAGCACCAAGGACAGTACCGGCCTTGGCAGGGACCTTCGTATCGACCGTGTGCGTACCAGTGTTACTGGTGGGGCCGTCGTAGATTCCTGAGACCTGCGCTCGGGCTTCGTGCTCCCCCGAGGAACTTCCGTATGCGGGTTTGTTGTACGTCCGGGTCGTGGTGTAGAAGTAGTACGACCCCGCGCCCTTGCTGTTGTTGATCGTTTCGTCGTAGACGATGGTGCCGTCGATCGAGGCGTAGAAGTCCTGGTTGTCCGAGTAGGTGTTGTCCTGGTCGAAGCCAAATATGTACTTGATCGTTCGCTGTGTCGACGATTCAGAACTGACTTCGGTGTAGACCCAAGCTCGGATGCCACCAGCCTTCGACGCATAGAAGTCTGCGTCCTGGTAGTCCTTGGACGTGCTGGTGAGTGCCACTCAGATCACGTCCCGTTCGGCTTGATCCAAATATCGTTCGCCGCAGGCGACGACGGAGCGGTGTTGTCGATCGTGACCTTGGAGCCGGCAATCTTGACCGCGTCGACGTTGGTCAACGTGTTCTCTGCGGCGTTGATCGAAGAGCCCTTGAGTGTGATCGCCAACTTGCCGTCCTTGTCGATCTTGCCCAGGACGGTGGTGCCGTTCTCTGCCAGCACCTGGAAAATATCCGCAGTCTGGGAGGCCTTTCGCTTGGCGCGAAGAGTCACCTTGTCGACTGCGGAAGAGCTGATCAGAATATCGAGCAGCGTAGCCGCTGCGATCGCCCCGTTGATGAGGCTGCTGATGGCAGCACTGAAGTCTCCGGCGTCGACAACCTCGCCGTTGCCTCTGGTGAGGATCAAGTGGCCGGCCTCGTTGATGGATCCTGCCACGACCGATTCGCCAAGGATCTCCATGGCCTTGCTGAGTTGCAGCACCTGGACGGTTGCCACTTAAGCCTCCCTATGGCACGATGACGGTATCGCCTCCGTCACTGATGGAATATGTACCGTCGACGTTTGTTACGGCATTGATGTTGGTGATCGTTGCCGATCCGTTCGGGTTGGCGGTGATGTACTGCGCGCCAGCCTTGATCTCTACCGTTCCGTCGCCGTTGTCGTGGACCTTCAGAGTCGTTCCGAAGTTGAGCATCTCGAACAACTCGATGGCCGTGGGAAGTCGACCTTCCTCTGTCGGCGTTCCGTACAGTAGAGCTTCGATCTCGGCAATAGTGCCAGGGCCCATTCCTCTGGTGTCCAGAATATAGTGAGCCGAGGGGCGGTACTCCGGTAGCTTTACTGGAGTACAAACGAGACCGAACGACATCTCCAACGGTTCTGGAGTGTCGGTAAGCGTCTTGCGGGTCTTGGTACCGAGGGAGGCAACAGCGTTGTAGACCAGATGGATCTGGTAGCCGAACATGTCGCCGTCGGTTCCGCTTCCGACCAAAGTGCGATAGGACATGCCAAAGCGCTTCGGCTTCTGGTTGTCCACGTACAGGCCTTCGGCTACTTCTGGAACACCGAGGCACTCGGAGAACTCGTTGGGGAAGAACAGGGCGTTGACGTTGGCGGAGAAGTCCGACGCGTCGACTTCGGCTAGAGTAACTCTGCCATCTCGGTAGAGAATACTAGCTCCTCCACCTCCCTGCTCCTCAACTGACGTAAGTCCGGACCACGCGACTGGATCCTTTCCAGGAATATAGAGAACGCCTCGATCGACGCCATGGTGGAAGTAGCGTTCGTTGGGCTTGTCCCACTCAAGCATCTATCCCTCCTCTCATCCACTGGTGTTGTACTTCTCCTTGTTCCGCTCGTTCATCTCACGGTAGCGAGCCCAGAGCTTCTGCTTGTCCTGCTTCTCGGCGGGCTGCTGCTTGAAGTTGGTGATGCGAATGAGCATGAGAAGCCGAGAAATATGCCACTTCTCGGCCTCGAAGGGGATCTGCAGACCTACCATCCAGTAGTAGATCAGCTCGCTCGTCACTGTCTCCCTGGGACCGCGCTGAGGTGTGTCGAGGTCCGGGACGGAAGAAGCAGTTCGAGAGTCGTTGATGTACTTACCCATCTCGTCCATCTGCTCGGGCGTGAGCATTACCACGAGATCTCGGTTCGCCGGGGCGACGAGCATGCACTCGTAGTAGGAGATCATCTCCGATGGAGTCTTTGCACGCTCGTTGAGGAAGGGCTTCTTGTGAATCGCTTCCCATTTTGACAGAGACAGAAGAGAGTGCTCGAACCTGCATGTCACGATCTTGTCCTCTGTGAGAACCTTCAGCTCGAGCACTCTCTTCGCCTACTTTCTTAGGTGAATGCGATGTACCACTGGTTGACGTAGGTGCCGGTGAAGCTGTAGCCGGCAGCCGGACGGGCACGGACAACCGTGTCCTCGGTGATGACGACGGCCTCGTTCGGGTCCTTGTCGTCGCCGTTGATGCTGTAGACGACACCGGTGGTAGCCGGGATGGTGATGGTGTCGGTCGCCGCGTTGTAGGACGGAGCAGTCGGCGTGACCAGCTGAATGCCGTCCTCGAGGATGGTGTTGACCTCGTCGGGAAGCGGAAGACGCGGGTCGTTGCCGCCGCCTCCACCGTCGTCGGTGCCGTAGAGGATGTCCTCGAGGTTCTGCAGTGCACTCGCGGAGACGCGCGGGTCCGTCGAGTCGATCGTGACGATCGAGGTCGGGCGGAAGCCGGTGACGTTGACCGGAGTGGTGGTGAAAGCCCAGCTGAAGGTAAGCGGCTCGGGAGAGTCGTTGACCGTCTTGTAGGCCTTCTCCGACGGCGAAGCCTTGGCGCCGTAGACGAGGTGCAGCTTGTAGCCCAGGTCCTCGTCCGCCGCCGAACCCTTCTTGGTGCGGTAGGCGAAGCCGAAGTCCGGACGCTTCTGCTGACCGATCTTCATGCCCGACGGCGTGGTGACGATGCCGTCGAACTGGAAGAACTCGTCGGGGCAGGTGAACGCCTCGATCGTGCCCGCGAACTCTTCGGCCGACATCAGGGTGACGTAGGCGATGTTGTCCGCGTACTGCTTGCTGGGCTCTGCGCCCGAAGGAGACTCGGTAACGCCGGTCAGGCCGTTCCAGGCCACGCCGTTGTTGTAGTTACCGTTCTCCTGCATGTAGAGGACACCTCGATCGGTGCCGGTCTCGAAGAACCGCTCCTCGATCTTGTCCCAGACCAACTTGGACATTGAGATATGTTCCTTCCTAGAAGAACGTCTGGAAAACCGTGTGGTTCAGCCCCTCCGTCACGAAGAAACGATCGAACTCCGTGTACGGGAGATCCGCCACCGCCTCGACGATCGAACTGTCGGGGTTTCGGTCGATGACCGTGACGGAATATCGGTTCTTCCGCCAGTAGTTCGCGTTGTTCGCGTGCTCCACGTAGTGATCGGAGAGCTGATACGTGATGCACGGGTAGGTCAGTTGAGTATTCTGCTTCGGCTGGAAATATGCATCCTCGACCTCGGGAATACCCTTAAGAATTGCGT